GAAGCTTCTTATTCAAAGCAAGAGGAAGCGTCTTATTGACAACTTCCAAATAAAACGATAAAATTGATCTGAAGGTACTTTAAACTTATGGCAAAAGGATTCACAGTAAAGGCCACTGCCCCTACAAGACCAAAGGAGGAGTGGGACTATGAAGCAATTAAAGAACGAATGAGGGGGAAGAGCATTGTTTTTTGCCTCCCAGGTCGTGGATGTTCTTATACATTCCTAAAAGCATTTGTACAACTTTGTTTTGATCTTGTACAAAACGGAATGGCAATTCAAATTTCTCAAGATTATTCTTCGATGGTAAACTTTGCACGATGCAAAGTTCTTGGTGCAAACGTTCTCAGAGGTCCGAAGCAAGTTCCCTGGGATGGTAAACTACAATATGATTATCAACTCTGGATTGATAATGACATTGTGTTTAACTCAGAAAAGTTCTGGCAACTGTGTGACCTTGCAGTTCCCGCAGAAGGAGACGAAAAAGAAATCGTTGCTGGATGGTATGCAACCGAAGATGGTCACACAACCTCAGTTGCTCACTGGTTAGAAGAAGATGATTTCCGTCGTAATGGTGGAGTCATGAATCATGAAACCGTTGAATCAATTCAGAAGCGTCGTAAACCATTTACAGTTGACTACACTGGATTTGGTTGGGTTATGATTCGTAAAGGTGTATTTGAGCGTCTTGAATATCCTTGGTTCGCTCCTAAGATGCAAGTCTTTGAATCTGGGGCAGTACAAGATATGTGTGGAGAGGATGTGTCGTTCTGTCTCGATGCAAAAGAGGCAGGCATTGAAACATGGTGTGACCCACGAATTCGTGTTGGACACGAGAAGACTCGCGTTATCTGATGAAGAGGTTTAATGTAATTTTTAGAGGTGAGGTATTGGCAGCGAATCTTTCATATGAAGATGCTGCTGATGCCCTTCACGAACTTGCATTAAAATACTTTGAATCTTATGATAACTTTAATCCTGAAGATATAACAATGGAGGAACTTGACTAATGGCTATTAAAAAATCTCTGAGTGGCAATAAGTTTGTACTTGAATCCACACCCAAAAAGTCTCGACAAGGTGATGGTAAACATACTAAGTACGCCGCTACGTCTCGCAATAAAGCTCGTAAAAGGTACAGGGGACAAGGAAATTAATCGATGTATCTCTTAGACTCACAAGAAGAATGGAAGAATATCCACGATTCTGATTTGTGGGTCTATAATAAACTTTTTTTAAGTCGGATGTTAGGATATAACTGTGGACCTGTTGGGGTTCCAGTTCCTAAATCCGACTTTTATATTATTCGCCCGTCTTTTAATTTACTAGGCATGGGGCGTTTCGCTCGAATAGAATGGATAGAACAATATACAGAACATATACATCCTTCAGAGTTTTGGTGTGAAGTATTTGAAGGAGAACATATTAGTATAGACTACAAGAATAAGTATCCAGAATTAGTTGTATTAGGCACAAAAGATTCTAAAGACCCATTATACAAATGGAGTAAATGGGAGAAGGTTGATAGATTCATAGAATTTCCATCAATTTTAAATGGTCTCAAGGGGAATTATGAATATATTAACTGTGAATTTATAGGTAATAAACTAATAGAAGTTCACTTTAGAAGAAATCCTGACTTTAGATATGGGAATAATGTTGCTATTCCTATTTGGAATGACCAAGATATTAAAGAAGTAGATAATTATAACTATATTAGAGACGAAGATTATCGTCGAAAAGGTTTTTTAATTGATAACACGGGATAGCAACCCCGTAAAAAGTTCTGATTTTATTTTAAAATCAGTAAGCACAATGAACAAACAACCAGACCGAAACAAAGATTACATGTACAATATGTGGGGAACTGATAGACTTTCAACAGATTATAATTCTATTGAGAGTTTAGAAGTTCCAGCAAAACCCATTGAAGGTTCTCATTTTTCTCATGGAATAAGTCCACACAATGGAAGAATGCTTCGTGAGATTACCGAAGATGACCTAGTACCAAAAAAACATAATTTTGAAGTACAAAATGAGGTACATGAAAGAATTAGAAATGATGAAGATTATGATGATTGGGACTATGGTACAGAACCAATTCCGTTGAGAGAATGGATATAAAAAAACCCTAATAAATAAATCATAATTAAACAATAAAAATGCCTGTAGAGCGTGTTAGTCTTGGGTTTAAAGATATTAGTCTCTCGTTAAAGACAAATCCTTTAACGAGAGACCTTATTGATATAAAGAATGAAACTGCAATAGCTCGCTCTGTTCAAAATTTAGTATTGACTATAAATGGAGAAAGATTTTTTGATCCTTTAATTGGGTCAGGAGTAAACAGGTTATTATTTGAAAACGTAGATAATTTTGTTGCAGATTCTATAAAAACACAAATTGAAATTAGTATCAATAACTATGAACCAAGAGTGGAATTAAAAAGTGTTGAGGTTACTCCAAATTATGATGAAAATAAATTTGATGTGGTAATTGTCTATATTATAGTTGGGATTGATGCCCTCCCACAACAATTATCATTCGCATTACTGCCAACTAGATAAATGTCACTAGTAAATTTCGCATCATTAGATTTCGATCAAATAAAGGAATCTATAAAAAGTTATTTAAGATCAAATTCAACATTCACAGATTACGACTTTGAAGGTTCTAATCTGTCAATTTTGATAGATGTATTAGCATATAATACTTACATTTCCTCATATAATGCTAACATGCTGTCCAATGAGGTATTCTTGGACGGTGCTACACTACGAGAGAACGTAGTATCTTTAGCTAGAAATATCGGATATTTACCAAAGTCTGTAACAGCACCAAGAGCACTTATATCTTTTTATATTGATGTAACTGAATTTGAGAGTAATCCAGTATCATTAACTTTAAAGCAAGGTATCGTTTGCACAACCTCAATCAATTTTGGTGACAGAAGTTTTGTATTCTCAATTCCATCAGATATAACAGTTCCTGTAACTAATGGATTTGCCCTATTTGAAAATATAGAAATTTACGAAGGCATCTATACAGTTAATAATTTTACTGTTGATAGTTTTAATAAGAATCAAAAATTCGTTTTAAATAATGCTAATATAGACACATCAACCGTAAGAGTTGTTGTAAGAGAAGATAAAAATAGTTCAATATCTAGAGTATATAAGTTTGTAGATAATATCTCAACTGTAAAAAGCACTGATAATGTATTCTTTTTAAATGAAATTGAAGACCAAAGATACGAACTTATCTTTGGTGACGGAACATTTGGTAGTAAGTTAGAAAATGATAATTACATTATTTCATCATATATCATAACCAGTGGGGAACTTGGTAATGGTATTGAAGATTTTACATTTTCTGGACGCCTTTTTGATAATAATGGTTCTCCAATACTTACAGCAAACCCACCTGCAATAATAGTAAATCAATCATCTCAAGGAGGTTCTAGTATTGAATCGGTATCCTCAATTAAAAAGTATGCCCCTAGAGTATATGCTTCCCAAAATAGGGCGGTGACTGCTACCGACTATGAATCATTAATACCTCAGATTTATCCAGAAACAGAATCAGTTTCTGTTTTTGGTGGAGAAGAATTAGATCCACCAAAATTTGGTAAGGTTTTTATTACTGTTAAACCAAAAAATGGTTCATATGTTCCAAACAATGTAAAAGATAACTTAAAAGTTCAATTAAGAAACTATTCTGTAGCAGGTATAATCCCAGAATTTATTGATCTAAAATATCTTTACATTGAATATGATGCAAGAGTTTATTATAATACAAATTTAGTTCAGAATAGTGAAGATGTAAAATCTTTAGTGACATCTAATATAATTAAATATTCTAAATCTAGTGAGTTGAATAAGTATGGATCTAGATTTAAATACAGTAAATTTTTAAAACTAATTGATGATTCTAGCGATTCTATAACATCGAACATCACTAGAATAGCAATGAGAAGAGATATGAAGATCCAGATAGGTTCTTTTGCTGAGTATGAGATATGTTTTGGTAATGAATTTCATATCAAAAATAAAGCAGGTTATAATGTAAAGTCCTCTGGATTTACAGTAAGCGGTATATCAGGAACCGTATATATTGCAGACACTCCACCAGCAAATGAATCTGAATCAATTGGTAATATCTTTTTATTCAGATTTGATGGGCAATCAAATCCTATTGTTATAAGAAAGTCTATTGGAAATATTGATTATAAAAAAGGAGAGATCAGAATAAATTCTATTAACATTATTGATACAGTTAAAAAATCTTTCGGAGATAATATTGTCCAATTTTCGGCAATACCAAAGTCAAATGATGTTATTGGAAAGCAAGACCTTTACATACAATTAGATGTGACATCCTCTTCCGTCAATATGATTTCGGACGTTATTTCTTCTGGTATAGATATATCAGGATCACAATACATAGTATCATCAAGTTATTTAAATGGAGATTTAGTAAGGCAGTAATCATATGTTAAATTCCCGTGTAAAAATCAGAAATCTTTTAGAAGGACAACTACCTGAGTTTCTAAGAGAATCATATCCAGAATTTCAACAGTTATTAACAGAATACTACAAATCTTCAGAGTCTCAGGGGGCACCTTTAGACTTACTTAACAATATTGATCAATATGTAAAGATTGATAATCTTGCAGAAATTACATATTATTCGGAACTAAGTGCTAATATTACAGAAAATGATGATGTAATATTAGTAGATAGTACAGATGGATTTCCAAATAATTATGGATTATTGCAAATAAATGATGAGATAATATCATATGAGTCTAAAACTAATACTTCTTTTGTAAATTGCTCTAGAGGATTTAGTGGTATTACCTCATATAGAGACGTTGACAAAGATACTTTAATTTTTTCTACTAGCAATTCAGATTCACATTTTTCTGGTTCAACAGTATATAACTTATCAAATTTCTTTTTACGCGAATTATTTAAAAAATTTAAATCTCAATATGTTCCAGGATTTGACAATATTGATTTCTTCCCAGATGTAAATGAAAAGCTGTTCATTTCTAAAGTAAAAGATTTCTATTCGTCAAAAGGTGCCATAACCTCTTTTGAAATATTATTTAAAGCACTCTATGGTCAAATAGTTAAAGTAGTTAAACCAAAAGATTTTATTATTCAACCATCAGATGCGGACTATAGAATTACTAGAGATCTCGTTGTAGAGCAATATCTTGGAAATCCAGAAAACTTATTGAATCTTACTCTGTTTCAAGATCAGACAGAATCAATAACTAAAGCATCTGGAACTATAACTAAGATAGAAAAAATATATAGAAATTCGAAAGAATATTATCAGCTTAGTTTAGATTACAACCCAGATATCGAAGAATTTGAATTTACAATCCACCCAAAGACTGCGATAGTATCGGATGTAACACAAAATCAAACTTATCTTGATGTTGATTCAACATTGGGATTCCCAACTTCTGGTGTCTTGTCAGTAAAAGTTGATGGATTAGAATATTTAATATCTTACTCGGATAAATCTTCAACCCAATTTTTAGGTTGTGCTGATGTTCCATTTATCCCTAGAGGAACTAGAACAGAAACTTTAGACTATGCATATGCTATTGATAGATTTGGAAATGAAGTTAGAGTTAAAGTCACTGGAGTAATTTCTTCTTTAGATTATAATCCAGAAGAAACTTATTATTATAGAGAAAATGATGAGATTCAATTAGTTTCCTTAGGTAGATTGGGTAATAAACCAAAACATAATGAATGGATATTTAATATTACTCCAACATATGATGTAGTTAGTATCACACAATTAACCAATAAAATAAACGGTGCTGCTAGATTTAGATTAGTAACAAAAGATGAAAATATTTTTACCGTTGGTGATCCAGCAATCATTAAATCCAATACTGGATTAATTTTAGATGCTTTTGTAATTTCAGTTAGCGATAAAAATACAATTGATATTAATTTAACTGTAGATGTTGATAAATCTTTAAAATATACAATTACCAAAGATATATCAAAAGTAAACTGCATAAATTATCCAGAATTAAATGTATTGTCATCTGATGTTCAAAATGTTTATATTGATAAAAATGATGTTTATGTAACTTCAGCATCTTTACCAAACTATTATAATGTTCCATTATCCTTAAAAGACTATTCAATAGTTTTTAGTGGAGAATTTAATGGTGAAGATTTAGTTTTAGGAGATCATCCATTTTATACTGGAGATTCCATTTTTTATAAGTCCCAAAGTCCTACAAATAAATTAAACATTGAAGATGGAATATATTATGTGAAAAAAGTTAATGAAAGTACTATTAAATTAGCATCTAGTAAATCTAATTTATATAATGATATCTTCATTTCTCTATTTGGTACTATAAGTGATAATAAAATTCAGTTATCCAGATTCTATAATTTAAGTCCAAAATCTCAAAAATTAGTAAGAAAAATATCAGATCCTGTTGATGAAGGGATTTCATATGAAACTGAATCTGGACAAACTGGTATTTTAAAAAATGGTGTTGAAATTTTAAATTATAAATCTAATGATTTTGTTTATTATGGTGAAATAGAAGATTTAAAAGTAACTTCTTCTGGAGATTCAAACTATGATGTTATAAGTCCACCTATTTTACACATAAGTGATGCTGTTGGATCTGGTGCTACTGGTGTATGTAATGTTGTAGGTTCACTTAAAAGGATTAATATCATTGATGGTGGATATGGATATATAAGTGAACCAAAAATAACAATAATAGGCGGAAATGGTTTTGGTGCTTCTGCAAAGGCAAACCTAATTTCAATTACAAATTCGGTAAAATTTAATGCTGGAGATCAATACGATCAAGTAAACTTATCAAATAGCACAATAGGATTTACTACAGATCATAGATTTTTTGATACTGAACAGGTAGTATATAAGTGTGGAATTCAAACCTCAATTGGTGGATTAACAAATGATTCAATTTACTACGTTGGAGTAATTGATAGATTCACTATCAATTTATACTCATCTTTAAAAGATTCTATTAGTGGTATAAACACTATATCATTTACTTCTTATGGCGACGGATTACACACTATAGATTCATTTGAAAAAAGAAAAAAAATATCATCTATAGATGTTATTTCTTCGGGTGAGAATTATCAAAATAAAACACTATTTTTCAATCCATCTGATGTAAATATTTACTCAGATACCATAACAATAAAAAATCACAGATATAAAGATAAAGAAATAGTAAATTACAACTCTACCCAAAGTTTAATTTCTGGATTATCATCTACTACAGATTATTATGTAAAAGTTATAGATAATGATCATATAAAATTATCCTTAGTTGGAATTGGAACTTCTATTTCGGAAGATTTCTACTTTAATAAAAATAGATTCATATCTTTAGGTACTAAAGGTACTGGAATCCACAAGTTGATATATAAACCAATAACAATTAGTATAGAATCGCCTGTTGGCATAACGACATTCTCTGGGCAGGATTTTGATGCCAAAGTGCAGGCTATTTTTAGAGGAAATATTGATTCAATATCATTAAGTAATAAAGGTAAGCATTATGGTGATGAAGAAATTATAAACTATAATAGACAACCATTGGTTACATTATTAAATGGTGACTCTGCATTAATTACTCCTATTGTTTCCAATACTGGACAAGTCATTGATGCAATTATTAATAATAGAGGTTTCTATTATAATAGTCCACCAGAATTAATAATAGACGGTGATGGTGTTGGTTGCATATTAACTCCAGTTATTAAAGATGGAAAAATCGTAGAGGTAAAAATAATTAATACTGGATTTGGATATAATAAAAATAACACTTTTGTTAGAGTTGTATCTCCTGGTTCTGGTGCAAAGTTTGAAGCTCAAATAAAAAACTGGAGAATTAATCTTGTCGAAAGATTAATAGATACCAATCAAATAAGATTTGATGATGGTGTTTTGTCGTTAGGAAAAAATGAAAGATATGGTTTACAATATTGCCACCCATATATTCCAAGAGAGTTAAGAAGAAAGAGTTTATCTACATCTTTAGGTGAAGATGGAACAGTAATTTATAGAAATGATATATTAAATGATGATTTAACTTTAAAATATCATTCTCCAATTATTGGATGGGCTTACGATGGCAATCCAATTTACGGACCTTATGGTTACGGTGATAGAGAAGGTGGTTTAGTAAAAAGAATGACTTCTGGTTATTCACTTAGACCAAAACCAGACAGACCATCATCATATCCAATTGGATTATTTGTTGAAGATTATGAATTCTCGGGTGAGGGTGATTTAGACATTTATAATGGAAGATATTGTAAAACACCAGAATTTCCAAACGGGGTTTATGCATATTTTTCAACTATTAATGCTCAAAAAGATTCTTCTGGAATCTTTAATGGATTTTTAAGACCAGTTTTCCCATATTTTATTGGAAATTACTATAAATCAAATCCTATAAGATTTAATTTTGATTTATTATCAAATCAAGACTTTATTGATATAAATCAAACAAAATGGTTGAGAAATACTACACCATATTCAGTATTTTTAAACAACAGTTATTATGATGGATTTGTACAACCAGATAAATTCATACAAAACTATCCAATAATCACATCCACGGTTCCTGGATTTGTTGATGAATTAAAGGTCGTTAATTTTGGTGATAATTACTCAATTAATGATAATATTTTCTTTAACAATGAAGGTTCTAGTGGTTCTGGAGCATATGCATCTATTAAAGAAATATCTGGAAGATCTGTACAAAATATTGTATATAATTCTTCAGTAATTGATAATGTTGAAATTGTTCCATATAATAATAACGGTACATTTATTGGATTTGCTACAGAACCACATAATTTATCAGTATCAGATTTGATTAGAATTCAAAATCTTTCAAATTTAAATACACAGTTTGATGGAATTTATAAAGTTGGAATAACAACAAATCAATTAACACTAACCCAAAACATTCCAGATTCCTCAATAACAGGTATTGTTACTTACATTAATGTTATTGGTACATTGACTATACCAGATCTTAGTGTAAATGATGTATTGGGAATTGGAACAGAAAAGGTTAAGGTTTTAGAGGTTGATACACCTAGCTCCAGAATAAAAGTAAGAAGAGAATATGATTCCACACTTGGAGTGGCACATTCTCAAGGAATTACTATCCAAGAATATCCAAGAAAGTTTTTTGTTAATATTGGTCTTACTGATATATCAAATTATAAATTAAATAAAGAACTCTATTTTTATCCAGCAGAAGCTATTTCTATACCAAGTGAGAATGTACTACCATACTCTAATCCAGTAGATTTCTCCAATTGGTCTTCATATGTTGTTGGATCTGGATCTACCGTTACTGTAACTTATTACAATCATCCAGCTCCAAATAATACAATATCTGCAGCAAAAGTTCAAGTAGGTGTAGTAACATCAACAGAAATTTCTGGAATACTAAATGGACCTGTAACATTATCATCTGATGATTACACAATATCAGTATTTTTGAAAGGTCAATTTGGTGGGGAAATTGTTTATTTAATAGTTGAAGATGGATCTAATTTTATTGCACAGCAATTAGTATTAACTAGTTCTTGGAAAAGATATTCAGTATCTGGCACCACAAATGCTGGACCTCACGACTTTTTTGTTGGTGGTTGGGGTCCACAAGGATATACAATACCAGAGTCTACATTTTACATTTGGGGGGCACAAATAGAATCTGGGAATGTATTAACTCCGTATATAAAAACTGAATCTTCTATTGTATTAAGAGCAGATAATGAAGTTGGAACTACTTATTTCTCAAATCCTGGATTTGGTATTAAAGAAGTAATTATTCCACAAAATTCAATTTATTTACCAGGTCATAATCTCAATACTGGAGATACTTTAATCTATAAAAATAATGGAAATAATTCAATCCAAGTTTCATTTGCTACAACGACATTCCCATTAGCAAATAATAGTGAACTATTTGCAGTTAGATATTCTGATACTTTTATTGGGATATCTACTATAAAGGTAGGATTAGGTACAACTGGTTCTTATGTTGGAATTGGAACTACTGCATTAGGAAATATTCTAACATTTTCTGGATATGGCACTGGATTGGACCATAGTTTTGTTACAAACTATGATAATATTATATCAGGTGACATTTATAGAAAGGATGCAGTAGTAACTACAGATAGAGAACATGGATTAAGAGTATCTGATATAATTGATATTAATGTTATTTCTGGAATTCAAACTACAGTTTATATTAGTTACGATGATTTAAATAGGAGATTGTTGGTAAATCCAAGATCATTTACCGCACTAAATGTAGATACTAATGAAAATACTATATCTATACTTAATCATGGATTTGAATTGGGTTCCAAAGTAATACATAATTCACAAACTCCAACTGGAGGTCTGAATAATGCTCAAATATATTACATAATTCCAATTAGTGAGAATTTAATAAAATTATCAAATAACTATTACTCCTCAATATTATCATCAACTGAAGTTGAGTTTGTAGATCTTACTTCTGCATCATTTGGTACGTTGACACCTATTAATCCAGAAATAAAGGCGATAGCAAATTCCACTGTTATATTTGATTTGTCAGATCAATCCTTATCCATTAATGGCGTACCCTCATTCGATTTTAACCTTTATACGGATAGTCAATTTAAAAATAAATTCTTCAACACACAAAGTAACTTAAAGCAATTTAATGTATTCAAATCAGGAACTATCGGCATTGATGGTGGACGCTTAACATTGATAATAGATGAAAATGTACCAAAAAATTTATATTATACATTAACTCCAATTAATTATGACGGTGCTTCTGCTGCAAAACTAGAATATTTTGAAGATGACTTTAATGTAAAAAATAATAATAAATTTAGCATTGTTCAGAGTGAGTTCAGTAAAAGAACAACTATTACTGGTGTAACAACAAATACATTTAGATATTCTTTAGTAAATACTCCAGAAAAATCTGGATATACAGTATCAGAAGGTATTACTACTTACTTCACAAATTCTCCTTCTGCTATAGGCCCAGTATATTCAACTAATGTCAGTTCCAAAGGAAGAGGTTATAGAAAATTACCTACAGTTGTAAATATTAGTAGTGGACTTGGAACTAATGCTATTTTCTTACCAGCAAGTAAAACTTTAGGAAAAGCATCTGAAGTTGAAATTACTGATATTGGTTTTGACTATCCAGTAGATTATACTTTAAGACCATATGCTAAGTTTCCAAATGTATTTAAAATTGAACCTCTTTCCAAATTTAAAGAGATAAAAATAATTTCTCCTGGAGTAAATTATTTTGTTCCACCGCAATTATTAGTTTTAGACGGATTTACTGGAAGAGTTAATGATGAAGTAGATTTAAGATATCAAATTGGAGACATTGAAGTAACTATTGTAAGAAATACAACTGGTTTGTATAACGTTAAGCCTGTCATAATTCCAATTAATAATCCAAATGGTACTAGAATTAGTAATATTTCTTATAATAGTACTACTAAAGAAGTTACCGTTGGATTAGGTATTAGTTATACTTCAGAAGACCAATTCCCATTTATAATTGGTGAAAAAGTAATTGTAGAAAATACAAATATTGATTTGGTAGAAGGTGGTAGAGGATATAACTCTGCAAATTATGGTTATGTATTATTTGAAATAATAGATGCCAATTCAAATATTGGTGTAGAAGAAGATCCCTTTATTGTTTATAGTTTGCAAAGTTTATTGGGACCAAACCAAAGTCCTGGAATATATGATTCTTTTGAATCATTTGGTACAGTTACTCCAGAGAGATATTTCCCAAGTTTTGACATAAAATTAGAAAAAGATTCTTTCAGGGTAGGAGAAATAGTTACAACAGATTCTGGATCTATTGGTGTGGTTCAAAATTATGATCAAGCAAATGAATACTTAAAAATTAGAACAAAGTATCAATTTAAAGTTAATGATTTAATTGTTGGTGCATCTTCTGGAAATAAAGGTGTAATTTCATCTGTAGAAGGTGCTGAAGGAATCTTTGATGTCCGTTCTAATAGCATTACCAGAAAAGGATGGCAAAAACAAACTGGATATTTAAGTGATGGATTACAAAGAATTCATGATAATGACTATTATCAGTATTTTTCATATTCATTGAAGAGTCCAGTAAGTTATGAAATTTGGAATCCTGTAGTAAGTAACTTAAACCATACTGCTGGATTTAAAAAATTTGGAGAATTATCTATAGAATCATTCAATGCGGATGAAGTTGGAATAAGCACATCTCAAGATTTCGGAGCACTGATTGCAATTTCTGACCTAGTTGAGGTTGTTGATTTAAATTGCGTAAAAGATTTTGATGTTGCTAGAGAAAAAAGTATATTAATAGATGAAACATTAGTTTCAAATGAAATTATATTCAGACTACCATTCCTACAAAGATATCAAGAATTTATTGGCAATAGAGTATTAAAAATTGATGATATTAGTAACCAATTTGATAATAATACTAGAAGTTTTGACTTATATAGTAACAACTATCCAATATTCAAAGTACAATTTAATGCAAGTGATCCAAATATTGTTGACTTGGCAGATGCGAGTGTTAACTTAATTAATCATTATTTCGTATCAGGTGAAGAAGTTGAATATATTCCACAAGATAATGATTTTAATAATGCGATAGAAATAGTGCCCACATTTATAAGTGGAATAGGGGTTACTACAAAATTACCACCATCAATTTACGTAATTAAGGTAGATAACCAAAGAATTCGTTTTGCTTCTTCACCAGAAAATGCACTTTTATTTAACCCAGTATCTATCAATTTAACTTCAGTTGGAATTGGAAGTACTCACATTTTTAAATCAAAAATTCAAAATACAAAGGCACTGATTACAATCAATGGAACTATACAAACTCCAATAGTTGGAACAGCAATAACCTCTGCTCTTAGCAACTCTGTAGGAATAGGTTCTACTATTATTGGTGTTGTTGGTATTTCTTCATTCTTTGGTGGTGATTTAATTCAAATCAATGAAGAGATTATGAAGATTACTGCTGTTAGTTCAGCATCTACTACATTTACTGTATTAAGATCATGGATGGGAACTGTAGAATCTTCTCACAATACTAATGACCAAATAATTAAACTTTCTGGAACTTACAATATTATTGATAATACAATCAATTTTATTGAACCAATGTGGGGTAATCTACCAATTGGATTTGGAACTACAGCAACATCTTCTGGTGAAATAGATTATGCTGGATTGACAACTAGTAGTAGATTTAGTGGAAGAGTATTCATAAGATCGGCACTTAACCAAGCATTTACTACAAGTTTTGTAAGAGCGTATGAAACTAACTATATCTTTGATGATATATCAGATCAATTTAATGGTATTACTACACAGTTTACATTAAAGCAAAATAGCTTAGATGTAGATGGTTTGACGGCAGGTAACGCTGTTATTCTTATTGATGATATATTCCAAGGTCCTCAAAGACTTGGTAACGTATTGACTAATATTCTTGGTGATTACAAAATCGAAGAATCTGCTGGCGTATCTACTTTAGGATTTACTGGCAATATAGCAAATTATAGTTTAACTCAAGACATTAATGTTAATAGAGTTCCAAAAGGTGGTGTAATTGTTTCAGTTGGTTCTTCAAATGGATTTGGATATCAACCATTGGTTTCTGCTGGTGGAACTGCAATAGTTTCAATTGCTGGCACTATACAATCAATATCAATAGGAAATTCTGGTTCTGGATATAGAGTTGGTATTCAAACTATAGTTAATATTGGAGTTCAAACATATAGTTCTGGAACTCCTAATATAACTTTTGTTGGATATGCAACAGTATTAAATGGTAATGTTGTTGGTCCTGTAGTAATTACAAATCCAGGTAGTGGTTTTACGTCATCAAATCCACCAGAAGTTATCTTCGATGACCCATTAAGTTATTCAAATATCCCACTAATTTATTCTTCAGATTCTCCACCAAATGGAATTGGAACTGGTGCGATTGTTGATATTGTAGTTGGTCAAGGTTCCAGTGTAATTAATTTTGAATTTAAAAATTATGGCTATGCTTATGGACAGGGAGACATTCTAACAGTTCCTGTAGGTGGTCTATCTGGAATACCAACATCTTCTGGACTACCATTTAATGAATTTAAAGTTTTTGTGGATTCCACATATAGATCTAAGTTCTCTGGATGGAATGTTGGTGATTTCTTAGTATTAGATAATATTGAACAATTCTTTAATGGAAGAAGAAGACTGTTCCCATTAAGTATTAATGGAGAAAGAATTTCTTTCTTTGCAAGACAGAATTCTGGAATTGATTTACAATCTAACCTTTTAGTATTTGTTAATGATATTTTACAAACTCCTGGAGAAGGATATACCTTCACTGGTGGTAGCGTTTTAAGATTTAGTGAAGCACCAAAAGGAGGTATCGCTGGTATTTCTACGAAAGGTGATAGATGTAAACTATTAATTTATACTGGAACACAAACCATTGACGTTAAACAAGTTGATGTTTTACCAACTGTAAAAATTGGAGATGAAGTTCAACTTTATAATGATACAGATGAAACCTTAAATCAAGAAGATAGATTGGTAATTGATATTAGTGCTGCAGATACAATTATTACCAACAACTATGCTGGTCAAGGTGTTGTTGCAGATGAATTATTTGAAAGACCAATTAGTTGGTGTAAACAGACAGTAGATAAAATTATTGATGAAAATGAAGTGGCTAAAGATAGAATTTATTATGAACCAGCAATAACACCATCTACAAATATTTTACATAATGTTGGATTAGGTTCTACTGCTATTTTTGTATCTTCACTAAGACCATTTTTTGATTATCCTTTAGAAGGAATATCTATTGATGAAAAAACTACAATAGAATTAGTATCACAAGAAGATTTAGTTACTGCTACCGCAGAAGCAATAATTTCTGTAGGAGGAACAGTATCTTCAATATCAGTAACAAATCCAGGATTTGGATATACCGTTGCACCAATGGTTACTATACAGTCTCCAGGATATGCAACGTCAGTATCTTCTACTGCCACAGGAATAGCATCAATTTCTTCTGGTATAGTTACATCTATTCAAGTTAGTTTTGGTGGAACTGGATATGTTTATGGTCCAGTTGAAGCATTATCAATTTCTGCTCAAGGTTTAGGGTTCCCAAGAATTGATCCATCTACAAATAGGTTTATCAAAGCTAAATTAAAATCAAAAACTGGAATTGGTGTTAATGCTACTGCTACTATTACTTTAAATCCATTTACTTATAACATTACAACATTAGAAATAATTGATGGTGGTTATAATTATCAACTTGGTGATCAATTATTCATAGACACTTTTGATAATGTTGGACTAGCATCAACACAAAGAAAATATGCTTTGACTAGACCAATGGAATTTACAGTATCTGCCATTAAACCCCCAGTCGTTTTAGTATCCCCTCCAGCTAGAAAAATTGAATCTATATTCTCAGTCACTTATTCTGGTGATTATGGAAATATAGTTGGTGTTGGAACTACTAATGTTGGAATTTCTACAGGAGTAGTATTTGATTTTTATATTCCATTAAATTCCATTTTAAGAAGAGATTATTCTATCTTTACATCAGGAATTCAAACAGGTCAGTATTTTGTAGTTACAGATTCATCTCTAGGTAATTCTTCAGTATCTTTAACATCTTCCAATGGTGTATTGGGAATTGGTTCTACATGTTTAGATAATGTATATGAAGTTATATCAACTTCTCTAATTAATAGATATATTCCTTCTGATGGTATAACAACAAGTGTTGTTAGAGTTGTGACAAAAATTGCTAACTATAATGGTTTGACTGGAATAGCATCTACAGCATTCTATGGCAATTATAGTTGGGGTAGAATAGATACTCCAATTAGAACAAGACCAGTTGAATTTAACATTGAAACAAATCAATTTGTTGGCATATCATCAAATCCAATAGTAAGAAGGGCATTCCCATTAAAATATCTTGGATATATTGTTTAATAAATAGAACAAAATAAGCTAATAGGCAATGTCTGCAATTATAACTGATCAATTGAGAATTAAAAATGCTAGATCATTTATAAATGAAATTAGATCTAGTGATAATTCATATTATACATTTATTGGTCTTCCTAATGCGTCAGAAATAAGTTCTACTTGGGATTCATATCCACCACCACCAAAAGATAGTTTTAATGAGCAAAATGACTATTGGGATAGTATTATAGCATTAAAAAAAATTGGAGTTGATGATGTAAGACCAGTTGTTAGAAGAATCCCTTGGGTTTCTGCTACAATTTATGATATGTATCGTCATGATATAACAAGAACTAATCTTTCCAGGCCATCAAATAAGACTAGTTTATACTCTTCAAATTTTTAC